ACCGCCGTGCCCTGGACATCGCCGAGAAGGAGCACGTCGCCATCTCCAACGGCCGGGTGGTGGGCCGCCGTACCGGGGAGGTGGACGAGGACGGCGAGCCGATCTGGGAGGACGTCCTGGACGACGGGCCCGAGCTGGCCGCCATCAAGACGCTGCTCCAGATCCAGGAACGCCGCGCCAAGCTGCTCGGCCTGGACTCGGCCACCAAGGTCGACGTGTCCGGTGGGCTGAAGTATGAGCTTGTCGGGGTCGACCCGGGGGACGTATGACGACGGGGTTCAGGGGCGCCGTCTACCGGCTCGGGGACTGACTGTGCCCGCGCTCGACCTGCGCCACCGGTACGCGCCGAGGGGCGCCTGCAAGGCGCTGCTGAGCTGCCGGGCGCCGGAGGTGCTGCTGTCCGGCCCTGCCGGGACCGGCAAGTCGAGGGGCTGCCTGGAGAAGCTGAACCTCCAAGCCCTGAAGTACCCCGGGATGCGCGCCCTGATCGTCCGCAAGACGCTCGCCAGCCTGGGGTCGACCGCGCTGGTCACCTGGCGGGAGCACGTCATCCCCGAGACGTTGGCCGCCGGGGAGGTCAAGTGGTACGGCGGCTCGCAGCAGGAATCCGCGCAGTACCGCTACCGCAATGGGTCGGTGATCGTGGTCGGCGGCATGGACAAGGCCACCAAGATCATGTCGTCGGAGTATGACTCGTGTTACATCCAAGAGGCCATCGAGCTGTCCGTCTCCGACTGGGAGGCAATCACCACCCGGCTGCGGAACGGCAAACTCCCCTACCAGCAGCTGATCGCCGACACCAACCCCGACGTCCCCACCCACTGGCTCAAGCAGCGTGCCGATCGGGGCGACACGCTGCTGCTCGAATCGCGGCACGAGGACAACCCGGTCTACTTCGATGACGACGGGGACATGACCGAGGCGGGCCGCAACTACATCCTCGGCAAGCTCGACAAGCTCACCGGGGTACGGCACGCCCGGCTCCGCAAGGGGCTGTGGGTCGCCGCCGAGGGCATCATCTTCGACGACTTCGACCCCGCCGTGCACCTGCTCGACCGGTTCAAGATCCCCGCCGACTGGCGGCGCTGGTGGGCGATCGACTTCGGTCACAGCAACCCGTTTGTCTGCCAGATGTGGGCGGAAGATGGCGACGGCCGCCTCTACATGTACCGCGAGATCTACATGACGAAGCGGCTGGTCGAGGACCACGCGCGAGCCCTGCTGGATCTGGTACGCGACACCGACGGGCAATGGACCGAGCCACGCCCCACGGCGATCATCTGTGACCACGACGCGGAGGGGCGGGCCACCCTCGAACGGCACCTGGGGATGGGCACCACTCGCGCGTACAAGGCCGTCACTGACGGAATCCAAGCCGTCCAGCAGCGCCTGAAGATAGCCAGTGACGGCAAGCCTCGCCTGTTCCTGCTGCGCGATTCGCTAGTAGAGCGCGACCAGAATCTGGTGGATGCGCTGAAGCCCACCTGCACCGCCGAGGAGTTCCCCGGCTATGTGTGGGCGGTCAAGCCTGGCGGGGTTTTGAAAGAGGAACCGGCAAAGGAGAACGACCACGGCATGGACGCCGTACGGTACTGCGTATCACAACTTGACAGGGGCGCTCGTCCGAGGGTCCGAATCATGAGGTGAGTGCCAGCGGTGACCGACTGCGGACACGCTGACAATCCGGGCAATTCAGAGTGGCCCACCCGGTAAGTAACTGTCCGGGTTACCGTGGTTGCGCAGCGTGAATCCTTCCCCGCGTGAGGACACCGTCATGGGCCTGTACGGAGACGACTACCTGGGCACCTACTGGATCAGTCCCAGCGAGGCCAACCACGTGCTGTGGCACTACGACGGCGGTGGCTACGAGCCGGGCCAGTTCTTCGCTGCGCTGCTGAACGCCATCGCCCGCGCCGACTCGCTGAACCGGATCCGCCTCGGCACGGTGTTCCCCGGCTACGTCGCGGCCTGCAATATCGCCGAGGACCGCGAGGACTGGGTGGCGGTGCTGACCGACATTGCCGCCGGGGAGCGCACCCCTCCGGTCCCGTACGAGCAGTGGTGACCTACAACTCCTCGTGCGGCTCTTCGTCGCCCTTGGTCTTGTTGGGCACCCGGTAGACGGCCCACCCGGCGGCGATCACAGACCCAAGGATGACGCCCCACTCCTGCCCGGTGATGCCGCCGGGCCATGCAGCGGTACCGGCCGACAGCCCGGCGAGGACTGCGGCCACGACCGCCTTCTGGAAGGTAGCCATGGCCCAGGATGATCCTCGGCCGGGCAGCTAAGGTCGCCCGGTCAGCGGCTGGCCAGGGCCTGCCACATTCCCAGTTGAACTCCGAGCCGGGCCAGCGGGTCGGTGTCGGGGTTCAGTGCCTGCGGCCGGGTGTCGCGCCGCTCGCATTCGGCGACCGTGTAGGCCGCGAGGGCCGCCTGGAAGGCGTCGATAGCGCGCCGCTCCGTCGTGGTTGGCGGCCGGTCTAGTGCCCGCAGTAGGGCGGTCAGCGCCGTCCAGACGCTACCCAGGGCGATCTCCGCCTGCTCTGTCTTGTCCATGGTGGTGGCCTTTCGTCCCGTTGGGTGGGGCGGAACCCCCGCCCGTTCCCATAGTCGCCTGGTTTGCCCCGACAGACTCCCTGCTGATACGGAATCTGGGCAAGTCGTCTGATCTCGGTTTCGAGCGAAACTCAAGATCCCTGCCATGGTCACATAATGCGGGTTATGCGATAGACTTGGGGTATGAGCGAAGCGACCACCCCCGATGTCATCAAGGCGACCGCCTTGGTCACCTCCTTGGCGCTGACCGAGGCCCGAGACCGGGCTGTGGAGATCTGGCTGCGCTCCGTTCCCGCAGCCAACACCAAGGCCGCCTACCGGCGCGACATCGCTTTTTGGTTCCGGTGGTGCGACCGGGAGGGCGTCACTATCGGCGCACCCACCCGGGGCGACGGCGACGCCTACCGCGACTACCTGGCCGACCTGGACATGACCCCGGCCACCATCGCCCGGTATCTGTCGGTCGCCTCCAGCTTCTACGGCTACTGGGACGAGGAGGGGGTTGCGCCACGCAACCCGTTCCTGAAGGTCCGGCGCCCCAAGGTCAGCAAGACGCCCGGCTCGATCTCCCTGACGCTCGATCAGCTGCGTCAGCTCCGCGAGCACGTCGACCGCCTGGCGGCGCGTGGCGACACCCGCCCGGCCGCCGTGGTGTTCCTGCTCGCCACCACCGCGCTGCGGGTCAGCGAGCTGAGCAACGCCAAGGTGACCGACCTCGCCATGACCGGCGGCCATCGCGTCCTGAAGGTCACCCGGAAGGGCGGCAAGACGGCCAGCATCCCTGTCGCGCCCTCGGCAACCGCGCGGCTAGACGCCTATCTTGGCGGCCGGGCCGACGGCTGGCTGATCGAGACCGCCAACCGAACCCCGCTGAACCGTGGCTACCTGCGGTTGCTGCTCCGCCGCCTGGCCCGGGAGGCGGGCATGGGGGGCGAGGTCGCCGAGCACATGAGCCCGCACGTGCTGCGGCATTCCGTTGCCACCCATCTGGGTAAGAGCGGGACTCCCCCGCGTGAGATCCAGGAGATGCTCGGCCACGCCGACCTGACCACCACGATGCGGTACATGCACCACCAGGCCAGCCTCGACAACTCCCCGGTCTACGCCATGGCGAAGTACCTCGCCGAGTAACGTGGCGTTGCGTGAGGGTGCGAATGCTGGCAGTAGCGGAGACGGCCGAGGACTTCTGGCTCGACGTCTTGTTCTGCTCTCCGGTCTGGTCCTCCGTCGCCTCCGTCGCCGCCGCGTTCGTGGCCTGTTCGTACGGCGTCGTGCAGCTGTTTCTGTCGTGATCATGCGGACGGCTGTTGTCGTAGTGGTGAGCAGCGCCGATTATGGCGCGGGGGTCATCAACCCCAAGATCGCAGCGGCGATCTGGATCCTTTTGCCCGTGGTCGTCGCGGCACGAATCATGGCCGGGGCAGCTGGGGGCCACTCTTCGGTCCCCGAGTGACCAAAGGCCCCGGTCTCGCTCGGTCAAGTACCGAGACGATGCCGGGGCCTTGGCTGCGGCACCACCCCCGTAGTGCCTGCGCACGAGGTACGGATGGATCCTGCCCGAGGGAGAGCGAGGCCCCCGGCCACGACCAGGGACTCGTTTACGGGCCGAACCATCCGTCGCCGTGAACGATCCGGAACATAGCCCGCAGCCGTCCGTAGCGTCGACCCCAGGGCGCGATGGTATTGGCCAACCTGCCCGGCCGGGCATGCCTCGGGATATACCGGCCCACAACGCGCAGCGGTTGCGTAGTCCAGCTCACGCCCACACCCCACCTACCCCCGTACTCCGTGCGCCGTGGCCTGGCGGGGATGGGGCGCGTTCAACCAGGTAGACGACCGAACCGCCGGGTAGGTTGCCACAGCTAACTACAGCCGCGTGATTCGACCGCATTTTCGCCGGATCACGGCCGTAACGGCAGGCAGGGCGCGACCTTAACCACCTTGATCGGTAATGGTTCGCGCGTGACGAGCACCATCGAGCAGCTGGCCGCCCGGGTCCAGCACTCCGCCAACGGTGCCGCCGCCTCCAAGCCTGCCCAGTCCATGATCACTAGACTGACCGGCGCGTGGCGGGCGGCCCAGCCTGCGCTGCTCGCCACGTCTGGGCTCGCCTGCTTCGACGTCGCCGCGTTCCTGCACTCCGGCCTTGTTGGGTTCGTCGTCACCGGGGCGTCGCTGCTCGTCCTCGAATGGCGGCTGAAGGGGTGAGGTCGCTACTCGGGGGGCTCGGCTCCGTCATCGCCAACAAGACCCCCGTGCCGTTCACCGGCCGCGCCGCGATGCCCTCGATGCTGACCGGTGGCCGCAACGACGCCGAGGCGCAGATGCGCGCGATGGGTGGCGTCCCCACCCTGTTCGCGATCGTGCACCGGCTGGCCAACGGCAGTGCGCAGGTCAACTGGCGGCTGTACCGCTCCGCGAAGTCCGGCCGCGAAGAGGACCGCGTCGAGGTCACCAGCCACTTCGCGTTGACCGTGTGGAACAAGCCAAACCGGTTCTTCACCCGGGGCGAGTTCGTCGAGTCCTTCCAGCAGCACCTAGACCTGACCGGTGAGGGCTGGTGGGTCATCGGCCGGGACGAGCGTGCCCGTGCGCTGCCGCTGGAGATGTGGCCGGTCCGCCCCGACCGGATCGAACCGGTGCCCGACCCCGACGACTTCCTGGTCGGCTACATCTACCGGGGTCCCGACGGGGAGCGGGTGCCGCTGCAACTGGATGAGGTGATCCAGCTGCGGATGCCCAACCCACTCGACCCGTACCGAGGCATGGGGCCAGTGCAGACGCTGCTCGCCGATCTGGACGCCTCCCGCTACAGCGCCGAGTGGAACCGCAACTTCTTCATCAACTCGGCAGAGCCCGGCGGCATCATCCAGGTCGACAAGAACCTGACCGACGACGAGTTCACCGAGATGACCACCCGGTGGCGGGAGCAGCACCAGGGCGTGGCCGCCGCCCACCGGGTCGCGATCATCGAGCAAGGCCAGTGGGTTGACCGTAAGTACACAAACCGGGACATGCAGTTCACGGAGCTGCGCAACCTGTCCCGCGAGATCATCCGCGAGGCGTTCGGATTCCCCAAGGCGCTGACCGGTTCGGTCGACGACGTCAACCGCGCCAACGCCGAGGCCAACGAG